CAACAGTCCGGTAGAAGACATCACCATCCTGACAGCGGCCAAAGCCCCGGTTATTTAATTGCCAACTCAACAACTTTGCAAGCTTTGGGTCATTCTTATAAAGTGACAGGTACACTGAATGTTCCCACTGCAACGCTTGCGTAGAGGTGTGTTGGTCAAACCGTTTGGCATCTAGGCCAACGGCTACCGGGTGACTGAACTTTGCCCACTTGGTGGATATTAACACGCCACGTTGTTGTGCGTTCATGCCCTTCACAACAACGGGTCCTCCGAATACTTCTCCAATGCTTCTATACAACTCATGCTCAATGGGTTTTAAATATACACCAACCTCGACATTGTACCGTGGGTTCCTCGGTTGGATAACTCGAGGTGCTGGATTTGGCTTAGCAGTGAAATTAATCTTCTCTGCCTTTACAAAAGTGCTTAAATAAGAGTCCTTCCTCTGCACCGGCCGGTACATCAAACTCTCCACAGCGCGTGAATAGACCTGCAGCTTGCGACCCCGGTAGTAGGTAAGAAATTCTTCCCTAGTTAACGGGGTGGTCGACGGCATTCGGTCTAACACACGACTGCGAAAAGCGTTAAGCCTCTCATTATACACACCTTGCAATGGCTGGACGGGCGGGTTGTATTCACCATTACTATCCTTCGTAAAGAATACCCGTTCCAGCAAGCCACGTTCCAGCGTACGAACGTCGGCGTTGTGAACTCCGAATTCAGCTCCATTACCCATATTAATGAGCTGATTGACTCTTCGGACTTTGTACCCCCCAGCCCGAACGGAAACCTGCAACGTTGAACCAGGCAGTGCACGCTCAGCCACGTCGGCTACGGCTAAGTGTGACCTTGTACTGGTTCCAGATTTCCACTCTGGGCGCCTTCATTCGGCGGGGGTTTCTGACATCGCGGCATGCCGCTCAGCCATTGACGCACACCCGCTCCTCATGCGTTTAGCGAGGATTTCTGCCTCCGACGGACAGAAAGTGAGTTCCACCGCAATTGGTAGATCACGCGCGATGTGCGATGGCCGGTGTCCATGATCCTTCATCCACTCACGCAGGAAGGCATGGACCGCGAGGCGGTTAGCACGATTGTCAGTGGGAAGCGAGAATCGAACTTTCGCCGCCCTTGCTGCGTTACCAGCAAATCGATGACGCTGTGGTCGCGTGAAGGGACGAGCAAGAGTCACTGTTTCTCCATCCAGAGACTCTCCCTCGCCCGATTCCGCTAAGACATCACCGTCGACCTCGGGATAGTCAACATCCCAGTGGTCTAACTCAACGAAGTAGCGAGTTACCTCGTCTTGCTCTTCGTAGGTCAAGGGGTTCCTCAACCAACGGCAAAACTTGTTGAATGGGGAGGTAAGCCCCCAATCCAACAGCATCCTGGTGGGTGGGCCCACACGAGTGAGGTAAGCATATACCTCAGCCGCGCGGGCGACCCCCCACCCTCCAGCATGCACGGCTGCTAGGGAAGCACCTGCGAAAGTGCCGGCCATTATGGCAGTCGTCAAAATTTTCCCTGTTTTACCCAATCCCAGGGACCTTGAACTCAAGGCGCCAAGGC